GTGCTGCAGTGTATGCTTTTTCAGATGGAACAAACTGGAAAAGATGTGATACACTTGCAAACATTGCGTCATCATAATAAATAATTATTGTGGACCTTCGGGTCCACATAAAATTTTAAGGAGAAAACAATATGTCATCAGACCAAAAATTTACAACACTTACAGCTGACGGACAGGTAAAAACTTTTTCTGGAGGATCTACTAATATTGGTCCTGCTAGAGTTACATACATTCAAGCTACAGGAGTTACAAATATAAAACTTTATGATGCAGCAACTGCATCTGGAAACATAGTATTTGAATCTACTTTTGGAAGCGAAGGATTAGATATGTATATGCCTGGAAACGGAATTAGATTCGAAACTACTATCTATGCAGATGTAACTGGATCAGGATCTGTTACTATCGGATATACTGGCTAGGAGGCTAAATGGCTAATACAACCTCAGGAACTACAACGTTCGACAAAACTTTTTCTATTGATGAAATAGTAGAAGAAGCTTTTGAACGATTAGGTATTCAACAAGTTTCTGGTTATCAATTAAAAACCTCTAGAAGATCTTTAAACATAATGCTTCAAGAATGGGGCAACAGAGGTATTCACTATTGGGAAATAGGAGAACTTGATCTAGATTTAATACAAGGTCAAGCTGAATATAAATTTTTTAGAGAAGCTGCAGATGGTACAAGTGCTACATCAAATCCAAATGGTGTATACGGAATATCCGATGTCCTTGAAGCACAATTAAGAACTAATAGAACCGCTACAAATCAATCAGATAGTCCTATGACTAAAGTTGATAGATCAACTTATGGTGCTTTTTCAAATAAACTATCACAAGGTACACCGAATCAATATTGGGTCCAAAGATTTATAGATCATGTTAGTATAAATGTTTATCCTACACCAGATTCAACTAACGCATCTAAAGATGTTCACTTCTATTACATAAAAAGAATTCAAGATGTTGGATCTTATACTAATGCAACTGATATGCCTTTTAGATTTGTACCGTGTATGGTTTCAGGATTAGCTTATTATTTATCTATGAAGTATGCACCACAAATGACTCAACCAATGAAATTATATTATGAAGATGAATTAGCAAGAGCCTTGGCAGAAGATGGTTCAGCTTCAAGTACATTTATTACACCTAAAGCTTATTACCCAGGAACTTAATGTCCAAATACGCAACAGGAAAACATTCAAAAGCTATCTCAGATAGATCTGGACTTGAATTTCCATATAGAGAAATGGTCAGAGAGTGGAATGGTTCTTTTGTTCATTACACAGAATTTGAACCTAAACAACCACAACTTGAACCAAAACCAATGGGAGGTGACGGTGTTGCATTATTAAATGTTAGACCAGATAGAACCGAACCTGCTACAACTGTAAGAATACCTGAAAATGGTTTTGAAACATATGCTTCAGGTTCTGGAGTTATAAATGTTTTTTCACCTGGACATGGTTTAACAGATAATACAACATATAGATTTAGAGGACCTCCAACTACATCTGCAGGAAGTTCTTTTACTTATGCTAACCCTCAAAGTTTTGATGGTATAACAGGAACTAATATTGCAAAAGCTGCAGGATATACAATAAGAACAGGAAAATATATAGCAGATGCAAGAGATGCAAGTGATTATGTAACTAATAATTTTTTCTTTTTTACAGTTGACACAAATACTGCTACAACAGGTAGTATAAAAGGAGGAGGATACGGTTGTTCTGTTGGACCCGTAACCATAGAAGCATAATGAATAAAATTTGGAATTGGATAAAAAATATTTTTAAACCTGAAAAGCAAGATCCTCATCTTTCATTATATGAAGAAGTAGAAGAAACTGCTAAACAAAAAAAGATACGTTTAAAACATAAAGGAGATGTTAAATAATGGCTGGATTAAGTGCATCAGGATTAATAACTCAAATAAGAAGTTACACTGAAACAGATTCTAATGTTTTAACAGATGCTGTTTGTGAAAATATTATATTAAATGCACAATATAGAATTTTTAGAGATGTACCAATTGATGCTGATAGAAAACAACAAACAATTAATCTTGTTCCAGGTCAAGAATCAATAAATGCTCCTGCAGGATGTTTGTTTATTAGAGCAATTCAAGTATATGATTCAAGTTCAGTTATTACTGGTGCAAATACTTTTTTAGAAAAAAAAGATATGAGTTATTTGCAAGAATATCAAGACGTAACAGGAACATCGGCGGCTCAAGGTAAACCAAAATATTATGCTTCTTTTGGAGGAGGAACAGGAGACACAGATACTACTTCTGGTCGTATATTTTTATCTCCAACACCAAACACAAATTATTTAGCTAGAATACATTTTAATAAAATGCCTGCTTTATTAGAAGGAAGTGGTACTAACTATATTAGCCTGAATTTTCCAAATGGGCTTTTATATTGTTGTTTATCAGAAACATATGGATTTTTAAAAGGTCCAATAGATATGTTGACACTTTACGAAAATAAATATAAACAAGAGGTACAGAAGTTTGCTAATGAGCAAGTTGGTAGAAGACGAAGAGATGACTACACAGACGGTGCAGTTAGAATACCAGTAAACTCAGCAAACCCGTAGGAGATTAAATTATGGCAATAACATCAGCAATATGTTCAAGTTTTAAACAAGAACTTTTACAAGGTAAACACAATTTTGCATCATCTGGTGGAGATACTTTTAAACTTGCATTATTTACAAGTTCTGCTTCTTTAGGTGCAGCAACAACAGATTATTCAACTTCAAATGAAGTTACAAATACATCAGGAACAGCTTATACAGCTGGAGGTGAAACTCTTACAAGATCAGGAGTTGGTCTAACGGGAACAACAGCATTTACAGACTTTACTGATGTTACATATTCTTCAGCCTCTTTTACTGCAAACGGCGCAATGATTTATAATACAACTACAGGAACGGGTTCAAGTACAACTGACTCTGTAGCAATTATTGCTTTCGGTGGTGATAAAACAGCAAGTAACGGAACTTTTAAAATTGAGTTTCCAGCAAACGACGCTACAGCAGCAATAATCAGATTAGCATAGGAGGTCGACCATGTCGACGACTTCAGGATGGGGCAGGTTAACCTGGGGCCAAGCTGAATGGAATGAGAACACAACTTTAAAAACAGGTTGGGGTGCTCAAGCTTGGAGTGGCGATGGTGGCTGGGGAGATCTTTCAGACCAAACAATTTCTTTAACAGGTATACAAATTACAACTAGCCTTGGTTCAGTTGATGTTCCTGATCAAGTTATAACACCTACAAGTTTTGAAATAACATTATCACAAGGTGAAGCTTTTGTTCCTGTTGTAATTGATACAACTTTATCAGCAACATTCTCAGTTGGTTCATTAACAGTCAATGACGTAACTTTAGGTTTAACAGGCCAACAAGTTACAGCTGCATTAGGTGTACCAGTTGTAGCTGACATGACTGTCGGAATGACAGGTCTTGATCTCACTTTATCTCAAGGAACTGCTTTTGCTCCAAATGATACTGTTATTATTTCTGGTCAAGAAATAACTTTAACACAAGGCACCGCAACTGGAACCTCTTCACAAGAAGCTACTTTAACAGGTATTGAAGCAACATTTACTTTAGGTTCAATAACTGTACCAAATGATACCGTTATTGTTTCTGGACTTTCTATGGAAACTACTCTTGGTTCTATAGTTGGATTAGGAGGTGCTGTTGCTAATCTAACTGGTATTAGTATGACAAGTAGTGTTGGTGTTTTAGATCCCAATGATATGACATTGGGAATAACTGGAGTATCGGCTTCATTTAATATTGGTTCAATAACTGTACCTCAAATCGTAGTAGGATTAACTGGACAATCGGCAACATTTGGTATAGGAACTGTAAATATATTTGCTTATGGCAATGTTGACCCTGGTCAAAATAACAGCTATAGTAATGTTTCAACAGGAACAAATAATAGTTATTCGAATGTTGCAACAGGATCAAATAACAGCTATACTGATGTAGCAGCTTAGGAGAATTTTTTATGGCATCAACATACACCCCTCTGGGTATAGAAAAACAAGCAACTGGTGAAAACGCAGGAACTTGGGGTACAAAAACAAATACAAACTTAGAAATCGTAGAACAAATATCTGGTGGTTATTCAACTCAAGCAGTAACAGATGGTTCCGATACAACTCTTTCAGTATCTGATGGATCAACAGGTGCAACTCTTGCACATAGAGTTATAGAATTTACAGGATCACTTACAGCATCTAGAAATGTTACAATACCTTTAGATGTACAAAATTTTTATATTTTAAAAAATGCAACTTCTGGATCACAGAATGTTGTATTTAA